TGACGTTAGCCATAATAATCGGTTCAACCATTTTCATAATCGGGTTGGCACCATTGAGCGGGTCTTGCAAGTAGGCGGTCTTCACGGCGATATGCGCATCGTGATCCTGTCCGGGAAAGGCTTTGATCGGCTGTCCACGTGTGGCTGACATGATATCAGCGAGAGGATCCTGTTGCATAGCCTGTTGAGGTGCATTGATAAATCGATCTGGATTATCAACATTAGCTGCGGCTAATACCGCTTTATTTATCTCAGGTATATTAAAAGTTCCTGGTGGTGACTGCGAAGCTAACTGTAACATCAGCTGAGCTTGGGCGAGTCTGTGTGAGTTCGATGGTATATTCGGATCACTAACCGGAATCACATCGACACGTCCGTCAAAGTCTTGCTTGAATATCTCGGCGGACTGTCCTATAATGTCATAAGGATAAGCTGTCGGTAAAAACTCATGGTTTATTCTAGCTAATATTTTAAACTCGTCCTTCTGGGACTTGTGGAGTCGTTTGTGAATTGCTGAAAAGAACTTACCTGATGCTTCTAATAATGCTAATGTCGTGCCAACCGGTCCATAATTCGTTGCATCAGACACTACTTGATCTGTCGTGTCAGCAAATTTCTGACCGGCAGTGGCTACAAAGCCTAGCATTTGATAAAGAGTCTGAGACGGTTCTTTATAGGGAAGAGGAACTATGGATTTGCCCAAATCTAAACCCGTTGACTCAACATCACGAAACTCCCCCGGCATTATCGGAGAGTTATCCCCAACAACTCTAACACCTCTGGCTTTAAAACCACCCGGTAAATTAGAGAACTGACCTGCATCAATCAAGGCTCTCATAGCTGCTGTAGCTGACATGGTTAGGTTACCAAGGAAATGTATAAGGCCTAATCCGTAAAATCCAAAACCCGGTACAAACTTGTAACTAACAAAGTGTTCTCTCTTTACAAAACGTGGATCACCATCATTCCAGTTACGACGAATGCTTAAAACTTTTTTAGAACTTTTATCAACCGTAACGATGTATGGATAAGCTACACCCGTCGGACTGTTGAATGGTTCGGGTAAATCTAAATACAAATGTTGTTCAAGGAGTTCATAGCTTGGGTCGTATGGGTTCTCATCATATGCTGATAGTCCCATAATCTGTTCGGCTTTAGATGTGATGTTACCTCGTTCAGTCTGTTCAGGATCACCAAGATCGATTTCACTATACATACCGGCATCCATATCTTTACGTAAATCATTTTCACTACGATAGATAACGTGAGTATATCTATCGGCACGTCTAAGATCGGAAACTAAATTTGATACATGAAACTGGTCAATAGGTATGAACTCTGATATTGGTCTACCTAATGTTTCATCATAATAAACTTTTTTAATTGCTGTACCAATTAATGGTAAGTGAAATAACATTTTCTCAAACTCATCAAAGTACTCTGGCATCTCTTCGGTAAGCTGATAGTTCATAAAATCTTTTACACGTTGCGCTTGTTTTTCTTTCTCTGGATTCTGTGCACCAACAACTTGAGTTTTAACTGGACCTTTACTTGGAAATAATTCTTGTGATGCCTTTGATTGGAACTTAACAGCATTCTCAATAATTAAGGGGTGGGTAGCTGTACAAGCTCCATCAAATGGCTCTGTGGTTTCTTCTAATTTAAGACCGAGTAAATCAAAACCTCTCTCAAATGTCTGCTCCCACTCTTCTCTGGATTCTTTGTCTGATTGATAGTTATCTAAAACAGTATTAGATATTTCTTCAAGCTGATCCTCTTCCATAAGGTCAGCTAAATTCATATAGAAATCTTCGCTAATAGAAGCCAGCATTTTACCACTGTCTTCATTCAAAGCCATTTCAACTTCACCAGTTACTGGGTCTACATTGACGGCTAAGTCTTCTTCTTGTTCTTCATTTATATTTACATCAATACCTAAAGCTTCAGACTGTGTATCAAGTTTGTCTTTAGCTACATCAATTGGTGCGGTTATGTCATTGGGATTCTTTTCTATTGCCATAATTATTTAGATACCTTCCAGTAGGTTGCCTTATTTTTTTTATATGTATTGTCATTATCACTATAATACGGATCATGGGGATGTTGCAAGTGCCAAGTATCTTTCATATAGTGTATCGCCATTACCAGCGCATCCACTTGGTCATCGTGTGCCGCATTTGGAAAACTGACGGCTTCATCAAATAATGTTTGTGCCCACAGTTTATTTGGCAACCATACCCGACCCGACTCTACCAAGGGTGAGGCAGCATAGGCTCTCGCTACTTTATCACGATCTGGAGTATATTCAAGTATTGGTAAACCCGCTCGTCGTAAATCTTGTATTAACGATTGCCCACTGGCTTTCTTCTCTATTATTATAATGTCTGGGTCGTGTTCATCAAATGCATCTTGTGCATTACTTCGTAACTCTGGATATTCAAACCGACCTCGAACATTCCCTAATAAAACTAAATTACCGATATCTCGTTCAACTCCATCACTATCTTTTTCTACCGTAACAAATATACCCCATGTTTGTATAACACTATAATCTGCCGTTGTTCGTGTTGAGAATGCTGTATCCATAGTCTGTATTATAAAATCACAGTGTGGTGGTTCGTCTTCATCCCATATTCTAAACCACGACTTTTTAAGAATACCACCCTCATCAGGTACTGGGTTCTGCATATACAATGATTCCCAATATCGTGAACCGTTGTGTCTACGAATCTCTGCTTCATCGTTTTCTAATATCTCTTTAGGTTTCCATTCTGGGAAGTATGACTCACCGACTGGTAAGCTTAGTAATTTACTGCTACTATCATCAACCCATGCCGGTATTCGTATAACTTCCCAGTTCATAGCCTTGTCATCTCCATCACCCTGACTAGATAATAACCAACCACAAATATCATCTTCGTGATATCGAGTGTTAATAATAACAATAGAACCATTCGGCATAAGTCTGGTTCGTAAACCAGCTGGATACCATTCTTTAATGTAACGACGACCAGCTTCACTAAAGGCATCTTCCTCTGACATTACGTCATCAAGTAAAGCTACGTGTGCACCACGACCAGCTATCTGTGTTCGTACACCAGCTGCTACATATACACCGTTCTTATTTGTCTGCCATTTACCGGCAGCTCTAACATCGGATCTTAACTTGACTCCCTCAAATATTGATTGATAGTCTTGGTCATTGACGACATCTCTTACACTTCTACCAAAGTCAGAAGCTAATTGATCACTGTGTGATACCGATAGTATCTCGTGATTAGGGTGGCGACCAAGATACCATGCAGGAAATAGTTTAGAACATATTAATGATTTAGAACTACGGGGTGGTAAGAATACCATCAACCTTTTAATAGAACCTTCTTCAACTTGTTGTAGTTTTTTACTGATAACATCTATGTGCTTACCCATTTTAAAGTCAGCAACAAGTTTAGGGGCAAAGGCCTCTATAAATCCAGAGAAATTATCACGAACATTTTGGAATGCAAGGTGACGAAGCTTGGCAATATCTTCGTCGCTTATAGATTCATTACTTTGTAGGTTCATCGTTTGACGATACGACTTTGAGACCGGCAATTTTAACCAGTCTTTCTACGTCTTTCTTCTTATCACCACTCTCAAAGCCAGTTGTCTTTACCGTCTGCTCTACTTTATCTACAAACATGCCTAAATGTTTAGCAATATGCTCCATAGATTTGTTTGCATTTGTAAAATCACTGTCTTGCATAGCTTCATTGTAAACTTTTGCTAGTCTTTCTAGAACTTTTTCTTTTGTCCACGTAATTTTATTTACGGCTTCATCCTGATACTCTTTGATTCGCTCCATAACCTTTTCATTTTTCATAATTACCCTAGCTTTAGCTCTTGTTCGTGCATCTGTCTTGTCTGGTTGGTATCCTGCGGCTGTATATGCCTTAACTTCGTCGCCGTGACCTGCAAATTCCATGCAGAATTTCTCCTGCATAGCTGTGAGTCCACGAAATGTAGGAACTTTTACGTTATTGTCTGCTGGTTTTTCTAACATTTTCTTTTTATACTCCTCTGGGTTAGTTTTTTGTAGTCGTCTTAGTCTTCGGCGCTCTAATTCTGCCTTGATTTCTGTTAATTCTTCACCACCTCCATATATTCTCGCCTCTCTTTTAACTTTATACAAGTTAATTAGCTCTTCTTCTGTCATTTTACCGTAGAGAATATGTACTTTTTTTACAGTCATAGCCTTAAAAACTTTGAAGGGAGGATAATAACCCACAACTATCTCTCCCTTCTCTTCAAATACCAGGATTCCAAAGCTGTAGGAGACAAGTGAAGCTTAAAACTTAGTTAAATTAGGACATAACCAAGTGGATTCAACTGGTAGAAATAATATAAACGACTAATTGACAATATGCAAGTGATTGTTTATGATCCACTTTATGAGACCCGAAGAGTTTTTGTACCAACCCATGGTTCTTTTAGATAATCGAGTGATGGAGTATCAGTTCTGTATGCAAAACATTCAAAATCCTAAAGGACATTACATGGAGTTTGGTGTGTTCGAAGGTAAGTCTATAAATTATCTAGCCAGTTTAAATAAGAAAGTAAACTTTCACGGCTTTGATAGTTTTGAAGGACTACCCGAACAATGGTTTATGGGTCATAAAGTTATTGAGAAGGGACACTTTGCGGTAAGTGAATTACCAAAAGTTGTGCCGAATGTTGTCTTACATGAAGGATGGTTTGAAGATACTATACCCATTTGGAAACAAGACCACCAAGACCATATATCATTCATCAATATTGACTGTGATTTATATAAGTCTACCCAAACAATTCTAACATTACTTAATGATCAGATTGTTAGTGGTACCTTATTGCGCTTTGATGATCTTCTGCCCTCCCACATATCCCCATATCCAAAGTGGGAGGAGGGAGAATGGAAAGCCTTGAGTGAATGGTGTGTAAAGTTTAACCGTAAAGTTATACCTATGGCTCGTTCTTGGAAACAAGGATGTATTATGAAAGTTGATTAATGCTTAAATGGGATGGATTTGATAATGCCATTATAGGAGTCGGAGGACGATGTAATACTGATCCGATGATCGTATATGACTATGATAAAATGGTGGATGTGTTGATCATGAGAGATGGTATGACACATGAAGAGGCTGAAGAGTATCTTGACTATAACGTCGTGTGTGCCTGGATTGGAAACACAACACCAATAATATTAAAACATAAAAATATCGAAGAAATAGAAGAGGAGTTCTAAATGGTAGAACGTATTATGGATCCCTCAAATATTAGAGCTGATCATTTAGAACGATACAACTTTGCCGTAAAGACACTGAAAGAACATAAACCAGAAACTATTCTGGATGTGGGTTGTGGTATTGGGTATGGTTCTGTGATTATGCATAATCTATTGTGTTCTTCAGTTGACTGTATCGATAAATCAACAGAAGCGCATGATGTATTTGAAGAAGCTTTTAGCCGTGATGTCGGTAAGGTGAACTATATTGTCACCGACATTACCAAGCTGGAACCACGGACGTTAAGACCCGCCTATGATGCTGTCGTATCGTTTGAGTTTATAGAACACATACCACCAGAATTAGCACAAGATGTATTCGACCTGGCTGCGGAGAAGTCAAACATATTCATCGCATCATCGCCGAATGAATGTGTACGGCCACACAAACTCCCACCGATAAATGAGTTTCACTACAAGCACTACACCCCAGTCGAGTTCGAGGCTATGGGTAAACAAGCTGGATTCACAGATGTGGAATTCTTTTGCCAGACCAGTGGTAAACACTACATGGTTAGACCCGGCCTAGAGCAAGGGAAGTTTATGATCGGAGTTTTTACAAAGTAGTATGGGTACCCTAGATTTTAAACAAAGGGGCCATATTTGAAAATCTGCTCATTTTGTCTATGGTAGATATAATATATATAAATGTTGTTACGGCGGGTTTTTCTTGGTGGGGGTCTCTTATATAAGGGGGGGCGGTCAGCCCCTCCGATTATTAACCCGAGCGACCATAGGAGCGAGGCACAAAAAAAATGCCTAGAGAAATTCTTTAAAAAATCTCTCTAGGCAAATTATTTATCTAGTCAACGTTAAGCTTTTTAACTTTAACTTGGCCAGATATTGGACAAGTGTAGCCGTCCCAGAATTTAGTGTTTTTCCAGTCTTCCTGGGTTTGTAAGTATAGAAGATCTGAAAGTTTAGGGTCTATAAGATTTCTTAACGTCGTCATTATAGACCGCCTTTCAAGGCTTTTTTGATCTCTGATCTAATTAGATCGGCTAGATCAGGATCGCTAGAGCTAGACTGTTTCGTTGTCGTCTTGCTCTCGGCCGGTTTCTTGATCATATCGTAAGTAACCTTACCATCTAGAGCGAATTGGGTTGCCCATCTTACGGCCTGCATTAAATCTTTAGGCGGACTGAATGGGGCAATCCATTTATCTAAATAAACTTTCCCTAGAGAGCATTTTGGGTCGGCGGAATTAAATACCTTAGGGAATATCTTATTTTCATCACTAGACAAATTGACAAAGTAAATATCTTTATCTTTGACCGGCGGATTGTTTGGGTCGTTTTTCAATGGGTTAAAATAGTTAGCCCATACTGAAACTGAACCAAAAGTTTTAATAGGTTTGATTTTCATAATGTTTCCTTATGTTATATGCCGAATTGATTTCCGGCATAATATCATTATAACATATTTCATTTTTATTTCAACATTCTTTTGAAAGCCTTACTGACTGCGGGTCTCCGCCGATTGTTAATAATTTTCAGGCCTGAAAACTCTATATAAACTGTACTAACTTATATTATCTAAATTCTGTTAACTAGTTCCCAATAGTATCATACGCAGAAGAGACGCATCAACTAATTTAGAATAGTTCTAAACTAGGTCTGCCCCCTAGATACCCACCCTATATTATACATAGTCTATGACTTTGTTGTATACTTTTGTCAATGATTTCAATAACATACGTTATGCCTAGAGCCTAGGGAGATTTGTGTTGATTTGTCGGTCGAAGTGTGAGATGATATAATTGGGGAAGGCTACTGAAAATTTCTCAGTATTTTCCCTTTAATATTAATACTTTGCATACTATTCTAGAGGATTTTATTTCCTTTCTTGCTTTTTCATATAACTCTAGAATAGTGTGCTTTTAATTAGGAGACATTTATGACATCTGTAACAGGATATGAAAACATCAAATGCATTAGAGCATTTACACTACTCAATGGTTTAAGGAGTGAGATTGATCTCAATATGAAACTCACCGCTAAAGCACCTAGTAGTTACACTTTGATCAAGAGAGAACTAGGGTTCAAGGGAGATCGTGAAAAAGTCTATAACTTATACAAGGAGTATTTGAAAGAGACTTATCCTCAAGTCTATGCAGATAGTGAGGAAAGAATAAAGGCTAGGGAAGAACGAGGCCAAAGATTTAAACAAAGAAAAAACTACTAACCCATAAACAAGGAGACAACTAATGAAACTATTAAATGATAACTTTGATCTGTACTACACAGACTGTGATGATGATGAGGCTTACACCAAAAAGTATATGCAACTTGATATGTTCAAGAACTATACAATGGCAGTTGTATTGCCTAGAGATGAGGACGATGACTATTGGTTCTCTGATTTCTGTGGCCAAGTCTTTATAGGCACTAATCGTTGGAGAGTAGAGGAAAGATTTACAACCTCTTTACAATCTCATCACACTAATGTCGGTAGGTTTCTACTAATAGAGCAACCTTTACATAAACTATACAACAAGGAGTGGTAATGCCAAAAGTAGCAATATATAGAAACTTACATAAGAACTGTTTGTCTGTTCAATCTAGAGAACGAGTAGACTA